TTCTTCTCTTCTCTTCTCTTCTCTAGTCCGCAAATTGTCCGCATCTTTTGCGGACAAATCTTGGATTTCTTGCGGACAAAATTCGGACATTCTTTTGATTCGCTTGCGTGCGGAATCCTCTGCTCGACGCTTCGCGCTTCGTCCGTTGTGTTCTGAAAAGTCAGGCATAACAATGCCTTGCGCAGTAACCTCAAGCCATCCGACTGTCATCATTGCATGCGAAAGGCCAGGCCATCCGATCATCGTATCCAGAACATCAGGCGTGTAACCGTTAAGTATTCCATCACAAGAGTGAACGTCAAAAACGCACCAAGCAGCATGCAATCCGCCGATAACGCTGAACCTGTCCGCATTTGTTGCGGACATCATGCGGACAATTTTCGGATGCGTTTGCAGGTCGAATCTCATCTTGATCCAATCGCCAGACATAAATACCCCTCAGGCAGAGTGCTGCCCGAACATATCGACCTGCCCACTGCGCACAAGATCAGGCCGACCAAGCGCGACGGCTGCTGCGTTCTGCTCTGCTAGGCTGTGCTCGCGTTCAAGCTGCGCGAGGATCGCAGCCAGGTGCGCGAGGATTTTTGCGCGGTCGTGTTTCACAGCGAAATGTCTCCAACGTCATCGAATAATCCGATCTGGCTGATTGAACCGTCATCCAAAAACCGATCTTTGCAGACGGCCATGTTCCGCATTGCCTGCTTGTAGTAGCTGTCCTTCAATTCAATTCCTACAGCTTTACGGCCAAGGCTGACAGGACTGTAGACCTCGCTTCCGACTCCCATGAAAGGCGTCAGCACGGTCTCGCCTTCGTTGCTGTAAAGCTCGACAAGTCGGTCTATCACATCAAGCTGTAGCGGATGGACGTGTTTTTCATCGTCATCTTCCTTCGCGTCGCGAAACGGGAGCACGTTGTCGATCCGAATGTCGTCCCACACGCTAGACGCGTATCGCTGCCAGATGTAGTGAGATAGTTTGTTACTTTTCGGGTCTTGATGGTCAGCAAATGTTGTTTTCAGATATTCCCACAACTGAGAGTCTGTGAACTCAGTTCCGTTCGCGTTGTTGAACGCTTTTAGGATGTTAGGCAGGATCGGAGTTGCGCCAAAGTATCGTGTCAGTCCGCGAGGATGCACGACAGGTACCGCGTTGTCGCCTTTCTTTGTCAGCACAAGCACATAGTCAGGCATGGCCGTGAAGCACTGCGTAGAGTCTTCTACGATCAGCTTGTGCATGAGGCTCTTGACCATCGTACGCATGCGAACCTTGAGCGGCTCTTTCCAAATCGTGATGCGGTTGCGGTATTGGAACCCGTATTTTTCATGGATACGGATGATCTCGTGCGGGAAGTCCCACAGACGGCAGGCGTTGTCGAAAACATCAGTGCAGTGAACTGCGGTGATTCGCCCAGGCTTCGTTACGCGCGCGATCTGCTCAACCAAAAACTCGTACTGATCAAGAAACTGCTCTTTGCTTTCGCAGTTGGAAAAGTCGCGCTCGCTGCTGCTGTAGTTGTAAAGGCCAGCAAACGGTGGCGAGTAGATCGACAGGTCAACCGAGTTGTCAGGGAGCGAAGGCAGCACCTCCATGCAATCGCTGTTATAGATGGCGTAGTCAGCGGTGATGCTCTGGTCTTTTGCTGTCATTTCATAAACTCCGGTACTTGTACGGTTTGCGTGAAGTCTTTTGTCTTAACGCTGAAATCCTGGTTCGCGTTTGCGACAAGGTTTGAGTAAAGCTCGATGGCCTTTTGCGTTTTTTGCTCAAGTGCTTCCATAACGCGCTCTTGGCCTTCTGAAATCACCATGTCGCAAGTAACTTCGCGCTTTTGCCCGAATCGCCAGAATCGTCGGATGGCCTGGTAGTACTGCTCGTAGCTCCATGTAGGGAAAAAAACCGTATGGTTACAGTGCTGCCAGTTGAGTCCCATGCTTGTCATCTTGGCTTTTGTGACAAGGCGCTTAATTTCACCGCGAGCAAACGAAACGAGGATTTCTTCTTTCTGGTCAATCGACATGCCGCCGACAATCTCGACCGCATCGCGGTCAAGTTCAGATAGAAGCGAGCTTTCTTCGTTCAGGTTGCACCAGTAGACAGACGTTTTCCCGTCTGCAAGTTGCACGGCCTTTTCGCACCGCTCTTTAACCGTCAGCTTTTGTTCTTCGCGGACCTCTGTCATCGACTTTGCTGGCATTGCGAAAAGCGAGTGCTGCCCATCGATGCACCATGTGGCATCGTTTTTGACAATGTGCTTGTGAACATGCAGCGATGGCAACTCATATCCAGCATCGCTGAAGCCAAGGTCTGAAGGTCGCTTGACCATGACCGACCATTGATTCACCCAGGCAAAGAAATCTCGCTCGGCGTGCGGCTTAAGATAGAACTTTTCGCCGATGTTCCGGTTGTTGCTATCAACGCTGTTCTGGTTCGACCGAAAAAACCTTGCAAGCATGTCCATGTAGCCCATGTATCCAAGGGCTTCTGAGCTGTTGCCAAGTTCGATGAAGTCGTTAGGGCTTGGTGTTGCCGTCGCCAGGAAGCGATAAGGAACACGCTTGATGAACGCGACGATCTGGTCACGCGTCTTGCCTGCAAAGTTCTTCAGGATGCTTGATTCGTCCAGCATCACGCACACGAAGTCGTCAGGGTTCAGCATGTGGAGACGTTCGTAGTTGCATACAGTGATCTTCTGCGTCAGCTTGCCGTCTTTGCTGTGCGCAATGTCACCGGCACCGATTCGCTCTGCCTCGTCGATGAACTGGAAAGCCACGGCCAGCGGAGTCAGGATCAGCACCCGCCCGTTTGTCTTTCGTACGACGTTCTCGGCGATGGCGACTTGCATCAACGTCTTGCCTAGACCTGTATCGGCAAACACGCCGATACGGCCCTTTCTCACAGCCTTTTCGATGATGTGCCGCTGAAAGTCGAACGCACAGTCAGGCATCCACATCGGATCGAAGCCAAAGTCTCCTGAAGTATGACGCTTGCGCGCCAGGAAGTCTGAGTAGCTCATTTTTCGACCGCCACCGTGTAACCGGTTATCGCGCCTTCCGCGTCGCGATGCCATGTCACATCGCTGCGCAGAATCTCCGGCATGATGCCAAGCGAGTTAGCCACCGCTGGAACGCGACCAAGCGGGATAACGTCCCATTTCGCAACCGCCGCGCGGCTGCAACCTGCGATCTTTGCGAGCTGCCCGCGATTCATGCCTGATTTTTTCAGCAGAGTCTTGACCTTCATCATGTTCGCGATCCGTTGTTGTGGTGCGGATATGTAACCACGGTTGCGGCGTGTTGTCTCATAGTTTTTTCCTATAGCATCGCAGTTTTCGATAAGAACAAATGCACGCAACCATAGTTGCAAACCAGCTTGATCCGTGGTGATATGGCCTCACCGCTTGGGGCGGGAAGGAGAACAAAATGCACACGTATCACAGCGACGGCGTGACCGTCATCAGCAAGCAGACAAACCCTTCGTTGGCACTGTCTGAAATCCGCGCGAAGTGCCTGAACGCTGGCATCGTCGCGCCGAAGTCAATCATGCAAATCAGGTCGGCAACCCAACCGGATCGCGTCTCGCCTTCGTTCGGCGGAAACATGGACGTTTTCAAATGATCGCCTTTGCATGCGGTTTTGTCCTTGGTGCGCTGGCGTGCCCTGCGCTGATTACCTTGCACAACTGGAGAGCGCGCCGTGATCAAGCATGAGTGCGATTTGATCGACCCTCGCGAAGTCAGGGTCGAGAAATACAAAGACGACCAGGGCGACATGACTGTCATCCCTGCCGCCGTCATCTGCGAGCGCGCCGTGCGCGTGCTCGGCGAGGACCGAGTTCGCGAATTGTTCGCGACGTGGCTTCTCGACGAAATGCTCGAAGCGGAGTTCGAGCGGCTCGAAGACGCTGCCGAATATGACCGCGCAGTTGCTGCGGAAGGCGGTGACGAATGAGCACGCTTGAACGGTTCCTGATTCACACGTACCCGCTCACAGGGTCGCGAAAGACTGGTGCAGCAGCAATCAAGCGCGCTGCAACAAAAGCCCGAAACCGCGCACGCGCCAAGCGCAAAGGCGGTGCCGCATGATCGTTGAGCGCATCGCTTCGCGCTGGCCTGTGCCGCCGCTGTCAAACCAAGACCGCCGCGAAATCTGGCGGCGCAAATACGTCCTAGTGCCTTTCGAGGCGCAAATAGGCGCAACTGCAGTGCATTCGCTGCCGCACGCATACCAGTTCAACCCTTCGGAACTCCCCCGGCGTGAGTCGCGCACGCTTCAAAACGCTGGCACTCCCCCTGCCAGCGTGGCGAATCCCCCCAACAGTGCGCCAGCCACTGTCGCGACAGCGGGCACTTTTTGGACTCGATTCCTTGCGGTCCCGTCGCTGGATTGGGTCGAGTCGTGGCCTGTAATCGGCCTTTCCATTTTCCTTGTCATCGCGTCATTACTATTGAGGGTGGAAGCATGAGCAACACTAGCAGCACTGAACTTGCGCCAATTGAGCGCGCCGAACTTCGCGCCGCGCAGGAAGCGCAGCGCAAGGCGGAAGAAGATGCGCGCCTGGCCGAGATCGAACGGCAGCGCGAGGCGGATCGCATCGCACGCCATGAAGCCGAAGCGAAGGCCAAGGCAGAACGCGAAGCACGCGCTGCGGCAGAACAGGAACGCATCGCGATGGTGATTGCGAACGCTACGCTTGTCGAATCAGCGCGCGAGGCTGTCGAGCTGCTTGAAGACAACGGACTTGGCGAGCACCTTGTAACGCTGAAGCTGCGCGCTGCGGTCGAGCGGCATCTGAGCACGACGGAGTGCGCAGCATGAAAAAGACCAGTTCGTATTTTTCGGCGGTGTTGGGAACCATTGGTGCTGGGTTCGCATCATCCGAAACCTACATGATTGATGGTGTAGGCGTGTACCGTATCAAGCTCGGCCCCAGCTCGCAACGCGTGACGCCAAACCATCGACGCCAAACCGGCGCCGCAGCAATCAAGCGCGCCGCGAAGAAAGCCCACGCCAAGCGCAAGGCGAAGCAGCGGGGTGCGGCATGAGCGCGCTCGTTGCACTGAGCAGCAAACTTGCTGCGACGCTTAACGTCGGAACGGACGGCGGCGAACTTCTTTCGGTGCTGAAATCGACAGCGTTTCGCGGGCAAGTCAGCGATGCGCAGATGACTGCGTTGCTTATCGTCGCTCAGCAATATGGACTTAATCCGTGGACGAAGGAGATCTACGCATTCCCTGACCGGCAGAACGGTATTGTCCCTGTCGTCGGCGTGGACGGATGGGCGCGGATCATCAACGGGAATCCGCAGTTCGATGGCATGGACTTCGCACAAGACGACGAGTCATGCACATGCGTGATTTACCGCAAGGACCGCACGCACCCGATCAAGGTCACCGAGTGGATGGCCGAATGCCGTCGCGATGGCGTTGGTCCGTGGAAGTCTCACCCGCGCCGGATGCTGCGTCACAAGGCTATGATTCAGTGTGCTCGCATCGCGTTTGGCTTCGTCGGAATCTACGACGAAGACGAGGCGCAGCGGATCATCGAAGGCGAGGCGCGCGAAGTTCCGAAGCTGGTCGAAGTCGAGAAATTGAGCGATGAACAGCAGGCGCAACTGCAAGACCTGATCGACGCCAACGGGCGCGACAAAGCGAAGTTTCTGCAGTGGGCCAAGGTCGAAAGCCTGCAGGACATACCTGCATCGTGGTTCGAGAAGTGCCGCACGCTGCTGAGTCAGCGCAAGCCGGATCAGGGTGGCGACAATGCTTGATGCACTACAGGTAATCGAATGCGAGCAAGGCACGGATGAATGGTTCGCCGCCCGCGCTGGCGTCGTGACCGCAAGCGAGTTTGCGACCGTGCTTGCAAAGGGTCGCGGCGGCGGCGACTCAGCGACGCGACGGAAATACATGCTCACGCTTGCCGGTGAAATCATCACAGGGCAGGTCGCAGACAAGTGGGAAGGAAACCGGCACACGGAACGCGGCAAGGCACTCGAAGGCGAGGCCCGCGACGCCTACGCGCTGATCGCTGACGTTGAGCCGGTGCAGGTAGGATTCCTGCGGCGCGGTCGGATTGGCTGCAGCCCTGATTCGCTTGTTGGAGAAGATGGCGCGCTCGAAATCAAGTCGAAACTTCCGCATCTGCAGCTTGATGTGCTCGAATCCGACGCGGTTCCGCATGAGCACATGGCGCAGATTCAGGGGCAGCTTTGGGTGAGCGGGCGTGAATGGTGCGACTTCGTGAGCTACTGGCCCGGTCTGCCGATCTTCATCAAACGCGTGACTCGCGACGTTGACTATATCGCGCGTCTGTCGGTGGCCGTGTCTGAGTTCGTCACCGACGTTGATCGAATTGTTGCGAAATACAGGGTAGCCGAATGAATAACTGGACGATATCCGGGAATGTCGGTAAGGACGCGGTTCTGCGCCACACGCCGCAGGGCGATCCCGTTCTGAACTTCTCGGTCGGCGTTACCGAGCGAAAAGGTCAGAAGAACGTCACGCTTTGGGTCGATTGCTCACTGTGGGGCAAGCGAGCGGAGTCGCTTGAGCCGTACATCAGCAAAGGCTCTAAAGTCGCAGTTAGCGGTCAGGCTGGCGTGCGGGTCCACGAAGGCAAAGCCTACATGACGATGCGTGTTTCAGACGTAACCCTGCAAGGCAGCAAGCAGGACGGAGAGCGTCGCGAATCTGAGCAGCGTAAACGGACAATAAACGAGCTGCAACAATCGCAGCCGAGCGCCGCTGGCAGCGACTTCCCGGAAGACGACATTCCGTTTTGATGCTGGCCGCGAAGCGGCTTCGCATGCAACGAATGGTTAGGGCGCATGCCCCAACGGAGGAAATATGAAGTACCACGCGCCAACGAAAAGCTTTGTTGTGAACGGCGATTCCTACGAAATGGCCGCGCTGAATATGAAGTGTGCGATCAGGCACATTCGCACCTTGGCCGGCCTGCCGCTTGAGCCGCACAAGGGCGAAGTTGTAATGGGTGACGCGGAGTTTGCTGAGGCCTACATCATTGGCATTGCCAATGCGCTTGGAATTGACCTTGGCACGCAACGGCACGGCCACCTAGACGTGCGTGATGCGCCCTAACGCGCAATAGACACATAAGAGATTGAACGTTGCAAAAAAGATGTGTGAGATTTGCGGAGAGAAGCCAGCAACCGTACCGGACAGGGAACGAATGGGGCGGCTCATCAATAGGGTGTGCTCGTCGTGCCACGCACTGCGGCTGGCTGGTGATATGAAGCGCATTTTGGAACTGCATGAAAAACGCATGGCGCAGAACAATGGTGCATAACGCGGCGGTGATGCGGGCACATCCGCCCTGCGCCTTGGCGCGTCGGGGCACCCCGGCGCAGAAACTCGCGAGTGCCAGGGCGCAGGGCCGATGGCGAATGCGATGGGAGTCCTAACGAGCGCCGGGTTAGGGGCGGGAGGCGAAAAATGAAAGTGGCGTGCATTTTGGAGCAGGAAACCTACAAGCCGGGCGATCTGCCACCCGAGGGATACCTAGCTTGGCACGAATGGGCAGAGGTGCAGCGGAAGGCAGGCATCAAGCAGTCGCAGTGCGGCAAGTGCGGACTTTGGAGAACGCCGCAGGAATTGAGTGGCCAGACTGCCGAATACACCGGCAGGACGCGCAGCGGGCAGGAGGTGCGAATGGTCGGCGTGTTGTGCAACGCATGTGCCGATTTGCCACCTAACGCCTGAATTAAGCCGCGCCGTAGGCGTCGGCTTGAATGAATTGTAAGGATTACGGCTTTCGGCGCGGGTGAATTGGTGCTGCATAACGCAGAAGTCAGCGTCGCCGGAACGGCGTCCGCTGGACTGCCGGGTTAGGCAACGGAGGTTGAAATGGGAATAACAAGAGAGCAGTACGAGGCGGCGATACCTAAGTGCTGTGCATACCAGACGATGGAGGCACACGAAAGCATCATGTTGTGCTGGGGGCTTGCCCTCGCAGTGGAGGAAGGCCGAAATATGAACTGCGACAACTGCACCGAAAACACGGCGCAAGTCGGCTCTGGCGAGACGGCGACCAAGCGCCTGCGAGACATGACCGACGCGGACTTCGATGCAGCGCACGAGTTGCCTAACGCTTAGCTGTGCGGCCTGCGCGGCTTTTCGCGCAGGTCCGAACGAGCGCTGTGTTATGCGGATTTTGACTTAGGAGAAAGAAATGAAACACGAAACCTTGGGCGATGCACTGCCAAAGGAAATGGCGCGCGTGCGTGAAGTGCTCGGGCACTACAAAGAGATCGGCCCAGCCGGCATGTTTGGCGCGGCCATGATTGAGCAAGACCTGCGCGCTGCCGATGCCGCCGTGATGAGTGGCGATGTCGTGGCCATGCTCAAGGCATACAAGACGCTTCAGGCAATTGACGCCTAACCCCACAGCTAAGCGGCGCTCTGCGTCCGCTTGAGCGCCGGGTTAGAGAACAGGAGAACGAAGATGCCAGCGATTGAATACAAGGTGGTTGCGGGAGAAAAACCAGTTGGGCAATTAAGCCCGGACGCGGTGACGCTACTCGCTTTCCGCATGAATGCACCGATCCTCTACCGTTGCTGCCAGATGGCAATGCACGGCGGTTGCACATGGACAGAAGCGATGCAGACCGCCGCGATTGAGCAAGCGAAGGTGATCGAGCGACAATCTGCGTCCGCTTGAGCGAACGGTTAGGCGTATTGGAGACATGATGATGGAACACTTGAATTACAGCCGGCAACTTGCGCGGCAGTGCATGGACCTGCTGACGGTTCCGGGGATCGAGCATGATCGGCGGGCTTTGCTGTCTAGCGTGGTAGATCTGCACGGGTCTTCTACGAAGTTCATCCTGCCGGACGGTGGGCGCCTGTATGACGACAAGGAATTCCGAGCGCTGGACGAGTCGGTGCCGCTGCGGCTGCCGTACCCATGCATTGCACTGGAATACCAATCTAATGGGCGCGACCGAGAAATGGACGAGCCTGTGGGCCATGTGAACGGCGTGCCTCAGTACGAGGCCGGGGACTTTGTGAGCGCGCCCAAGCGTGTTGTATACGCAAGGGAGCACGGCGACTACATCGTTGCCACGGTCGCATTTTGGACGCGACATGATGGCCTTTGGCGGGTGCTGCCAGAGTGCGCCATTCCGAATGTCGGCTATCTGGATCGTGGCATGAGCTATTCCGGTCGCACCGCAATCAAGGCGGCGTTCCAGAATCCGCGCGTTCCTATGTCTGACTACATGGACGAACTTGGGGCGCTTCTCTGTTTCCTGAACATCTTGCATTGCTCAAATGTGCAGGCTCATCGAAGCGATCCAAAACGCGCAGGCAAGAAAATCAAATCCGCACTGCCTTTCGACACTTATCACCTCCTGACCATCGACGCGCCAGGCAGGGCGGGCTCGGCTGGAGAAGGCGCGGAAACTGGAGGCCACCGCTCGCCACGCGAACACTTGCGGCGCGGCCACATCAGGCGGCTGGCAGACGACCGACGTATTTGGGTGAACGCCACGGTGGTCGCCGCTGCCCGTGGTACATGCGTGGTGACAAAAGACTACGCAGTGCGGTGCGCTGCATGAATACGCCTAACGCCGGAGTTAAGCGGTGAGCGAAGCGAGTCCGCTTGAACGACTTGTTATGCCCGTGGCGGTTGCGGTAGTGCGGCCTTTCATTGAGGAACACCACTACAGCAAGAGCATCAACGGCTGCAAGGTAAGCATGGCGTTCGCGCTCTACGAAGCCGGTGAGATGGTCGGAGCCGTGCTGTTCGGGCCGCTATCCACGACAGCATGGAAACGCTACGGGGAAAGGGAGGCGGACGTGGTTGAACTTCGGCGGTTAGTTTGCCTTGATCGGTGTCCGCACAACACGGAGTCGTGGCTTATTGCGAAGTGCCTGAAGGTCTTGAAGCGGCAGACCGGGTACAAGGTATGCGTGAGCTACGCCGACCCGCACCACGGGCACTGCGGTACGATCTATCAGGCGGCAAACTGGAACTACGAAGGGCAGACCGCCCCGGATGTTTTGCTTCAAACGCCAGAGGGCAGGCTTTACCACTCTCGGGCGCTGCGGACGAAGTACAACGGCGACTTTAAGCCGTTCGTGAAGCGGCTACGGAAGCTGCAAGAGGATGGGCTTTTGACGGAGGTAGCAGTACCGGGGAAGCACATTTACACCTACGCCCTGCAAGGGAAACAGCAGCCAACACGGTTGCCGTACCCGAAGGGGCATAACGCGCAATAGACACCTTTTTAGGTGTCTATCTCAACAACAGCACCGACAATCACAAGACAGGATCCGCAAGGATGACCGAAGCAATGCCAAGCGACGCAACGATTCCAGCGCATTAGCCAATGAAAGCAATGCACGCCTGTTGTGCCTCTCTTGGGCACCAAAACAACCAGCAATTGCAAGGCTTTCAGCGGTTGCTGGTCAAATCTCGGTCAAGCGCCGCAAACTGCTCGCGGATCATACGCCTGACCCACTCAGTAACGGCCTCGCCAGTCGGCTCGATCACGCTGCGCAGCATCGTGTCGTGCTCTGCATCCAGAGTGATCGGCGGCAACACGCGGGCAGCGCGCCGGAAACGGGCCGCGCTGCGCTCTGTTGTTGTTTTTGGTTCACTCGCCATTAGAGCGGCCATAAAACCGTGTTGAACTCGGCATCACCGTCGTACGCAAGCGCAGGGGCTTCAATTCTAATAGCGTCTTGCCAGTAGACGTTTGTAAGCCGGAAGTCAGCAGAGTCGTAAAAAACCCCTCCCGGCATTTCGATAAGCGTTTCTTTCCAGCTATCGGCTTTTGCTGAGATGCCGACCGAATTCAGTGCCCGGATAATTTCTGCACGGTTCATTTTGTTCTCCTGCGCCTCCCGGTCTGCCGGTGGCGTGTTGGTGAGTACCGGCACCCTCGCACCGGCGAGGGACCGATGGGGTTTGTCAGGCGTCGGTCTCTTCGGCCATGCTGCGGTTGGGATGGTTTCAGATGCGCCGATAACCATCCTCTGTAACCTCACAGATGAAAGAGTTGTACCACTTACCCGAGCAGGTTTTGCCATCCCTGCTCCAGTTCCTGAGTTTTTTTTGGCAGCGGTATGCCGCTTCAAGCGATTTGTGATTATGGCCGCAGGTATCGGCTGGGTTTGGGTGGCCTTGCATTGTGCAATCGCGGCCAACTGCTACGGTGTATTTTTCGGGACTGCTCATTTCGTTCCCCTTCGCCTTCCGCGCTGCGGTGGCGTTTTGGTGCCGGTGCCTCCGGCTTGGTTGCCGCGCTGCGGCATGGGTGAACTATACGCATCGTGCATATGCACGTCAACAGGTCAGCACTACCGTTCGTCGGGAACTACCATCCCGAGCACATCCTCGAAATGGTCGACCATTTCCCTGACGCCACGAAAATGGTCAGCCAGGCCGAACAACCGCTCGCACAGCCGACCGCAGCGCAGCGCGGAGGCGCTGGCACTTGGCGCAGGGCGGTTTTGGTGTCGGCGGTTGCACTGTAGGCGGCGCGGTTGGGCGTGGTCGGCGGGGTGTTGGCAGGCGGATCATTCGGCGGGGATCGTGGCGGTGCGGATTTGAAACGACACAGGGTTGGTTTGTACCTGGTCCATCGTCAGTGTCACGGTGCGGCCTGCCAGCACAAAAAAACTGAGCAGGGTGTCATTGCCTGCAGACGATGTAATGGTCTGCGTCATGCTTGATCCGAGCCCGGAGATCGTTACGGTGAAATCAAGTACCGAGTGGTTGATCGGGAATCCCGACGTGTTGATGATCTGGCACAGCAGATCACTGTCGCCAGCCGTCCACTCCCATATTACCGGCCAGTCTGTCGGCGCAGCTGAAAACGTGTGCGGCACATAGTGTGCCGCCTCTGTGATGCTTCGCACGGCAGCATCAAGGTAACCCCATGTCAGCCCACCCGTCGACGTGGAGTAGTCGGTTTCGGCGTGCCCGTTCGCCACTGGAGGTAGTGTGATACCGATGTTACGTCCGCGACTGCCTGCTGCAATCGGGTTGAGTCGGTAGAGTCGGGTCATACGGTCACCTGTGTGGCCAGTGTGCGGCCGTCCGATGTGAGGATCGCGACCACATGCACGCCGGTGGTCATCGCGGATGCTGGGAACAGAACTTTGCCTGCGCCGTCGCTGTAGCGGGTGATCTGCTCATCGAGGGTAGCGGCGGCGCCGACAATCGGGCGGCCATCGGTTTCGGTCAGTGTGAGTTGGTATCCGCCGTCGACCACTTGCAGCGTCAGGCCCTCGTATTGCGCGGCTTCCAGCGCGCTGGATTGGCGCACCAGGCGCACGCTTGGCAGTGATCCGGCAGGCACTTGCACGCGAACCGCGCTGGTGCGCGTGCTCAGGTCGTATTCGCGACCGATCACCATCGCGTCGGCGGTGACGGGCAGCAGGTCGTGCGAAACCGGCACCACGTCGCCGATGCGCAGATCGCGTTCGATGCCGGACAGCGACACCGCCCACAGCGGACGGGCGCGGTGCTGCAGCAGTCGCGTGACCACGCCCAGGGCGACACGCGATGACGCGATCCACGGCGCATCGATCACCACAGCGCGGCGTCCGTGGCGCAACACCCAATCGGGCGCGTCCATCTGCACGGCAGCGCGGGGCGATCCGGCTTCGAACTGATAGCGCAGGGTGACGTCGTTGGTCAGCGCATCAATGTGGGCGCTGGCATCAGCCTGCACGTCACCGGGCAGCACATCCAGCCCGGACTGCAGGCCGTCGACGGGCCACAGGTGGCACAGTCCGCGCGCATCGTCGGACCAGACGGCGGCGATGCTGTTGCACAGGCCGGTGAGGATGGTGCGCACGCTGTCGGTGGTTTCGATGCTGCCGCCGACCTCGATACCGGCCACGCTGCACGCGGCGCGGAAGTCATCCAGCCGTGCCGCCGACACGCCACGGCCTGCCAGCGTGTTGAGCACATCCAGCACGACGTCGGCGGGGTTGGTCATCAGTCGACCGTTGGCGGTTTTGCCACGGCCCCGCGCGATCAGTTCGGCGCCTTCATCGACGGGGCCGTCGAACTCGACCAGCGCCACGGCGTGCCCGGTGCTGTCGGTGGCGTTGCGGTGTTGCCAGTTGCTCACTTGCTGGCCGGACACCAGCACGGCGTCAATGCCGGCCACGGCGTGATCGGCCCAGACGAACGTGCGCCGGTCGGCGGAATACTGCAGCAGTGCGCCAGCCGTCTCGCCGTAGCGATGCGGGATCGGCTGTGCCTCGCGGTACGCATCCCAAACCGCTGTGGTGCGCAGTGGCAGCGCCGCGGTGAGCGGCGTCATGCTTCCACCTGCAGCGTGGCGACATCGGCGGCCAAACGAATCTGCGACACCAGCCCGGAAAACAGCACCACGCCATCCTCGACCACGCGCACCGATGCGCCAAGCGGCGGGCGGTCGGTCAGCAGCTCGCTTGCCTCAGCACCCATGTTGATCAGCGTGATCGTGACATTGGCCGCCTCGCCATCGACATCACTGCGGATCGTCGACACGTTATCCAGTAGCTGCAGGCGTGCATAGTTGGCATCCAGCTCGCTGCGCACAGCAGGATCCGCGTACAACTGCACCAGCGGTTCGGCATCCAGCTCGACCCAGATCATGGCGCGGCCTCCAATTCCATCGACAACGACAACAGGCGTGCCGTGGCCTGTGGTTGATGCCCGAATGTGTCGGTGACATCGATGCTGTCCGGCGTGACGCGCACCAGTGCCGGTTCGGGCGTTCCGGCGCCGATCAGCACGGCCAGCGTGCGGCGATCCTCGCTGCACGCGTGCCCCAGCGATTGCAGCAGTTCATCCACGCTGGCCTTGGCGAGTGCCGCATGCTCGACCGAAACACCATGCCCAGCACGGCGACCCAGACCCGGCAATCGGTAGCGGCGCGTCAGGCGTCCAAGCTCGGCATTGCCGTTGGTGAGCTGTGCCTCGAATGGCGTACCTGCAAACACCCAGGCCACACTGCCAGACGTATCCACGCTGATCCGGTACGCATCGCGTGGCGTGGCAATCGGGATCCACACATGTCCCGCCGTCCACACGACTGACTGCGACAACGGCGTGGTCGCGAAGCCGTCATCGCTGCCGGTGATTGTGATCGTCGCATCGGCGGGGATATCGTGGTCGGCCAACAGGATGCCGGACACGTCGGCGGGATCGTCCGGCGTGAGCTGCAGCACGGTGCTGCCAGTCCACTCCACGCGTCCACCGGTCGGCGTGAGCGCACGCACGGCGCCGTTGGCTGCGCGCACAGAAAACGTCCAGCGGTCGCCTGTCACCCACGACGGCGCCGCACCGCTGGTAAACACCGCCGACAATCCCGACGATAGCGACACCGAGCCATCCACATCCACCGGCCCGGTCCACGATCCGCCATCGATGCGCCACTGCGCCCGGGCACCTTCGACCCGGAACGTGTAGGCGTCACCCAGGGCGAATGGCACCGTGCCAGGCACAATGTCGAAGGACAGCCCGCTGTCGCTGTAGCCCGTCAATGCAGTCAGGTCCAGCGCGTAATCGGCGAGGCGTCCATCGGAATCCCCGATCACGGTCCATGTGAGCGTGTCGTCACCGGTCTGTCCGCCGCTGGCCACAATCGGCGTGGCACGGTTGATCTGCACCGTGATGATGTCGCCCTGCTGGTAGGTGGCCCGTGGCACGCCTGCCAGATCGATGATGACCTCAAGCGCATCGCCATCCACAAACGGCTGACAGGGTGCATCCACACCGAGGCCGAACTCCTGCGTGGATACCGGACGCAGTTCGCCAAACTCGTCCGGCAACATCCGGGCCGAGTGATAGTAATAGCCGGGCTGGAGTGGGAGCAGACCATCTTCGGACTCAAACCATCCTGCAAGTCCGTGGTCGCGCCAAATGTTGTTGCCGTCCAGCCCGGCTCCCTCAAAATCCGGCGAAATCCCCGCTGCCGCGCGCACGTCGTTGAGTGCCGACGTGTAGCGGTTGAGGTAGGTGTCCGTCACTTCCACCGTCACATCGTTGCCGACTGGCTGATTGACCGGCGTCCAAACGACCGAGCCATCGGTGATCGTGGCCGTCTGCCCGACTGACCAGCTCGGCTCGCTGGCACCCGTGGTGCCTGCCGTGGTGCAGACGTAGACGCGACCGGTGTAGGGGTAGATCAGGTCGCCCAGTGCCTTGGCCGCGGTTGCCGTCCAGTACGCACCCATATCACGCCACACGACAGAGCCATCGGTCACCGTGCCTCCCGTGGTGGGCCACGTCGGCTGCGATGCGCCCGAGGTGCCAGCGGTTTCGGCCGTATAGGCATGACCGTTGCGCGTCGTTGGGACAACGATGCCTGCATCGTAGGCCATGGTCGCTGTCCATGTATGCCCGCCAACGCTGCCAATGCGATCGGCATAGGATCGACCGCGCAAGCCATACAGATCGGTCTGCAGTTCGTCGAATGCCGCATCCCACAGGGCATATGGCTTTTCGCCCAGGTTGGTCCACGTGCCCGTGCCGTCGACGACCGTCGCGCCAACCGTCGTTGGCCACGTCGGCTCGGTGCTGTCCGTCGTGCCGCCGCTATACGCATAGCGGTAGCCATTGCTCACAGTCGGCTCGCGCACCACATCCACCGCAATGGCTGCCGAGGCCGACCACGCGGGCCAACTCAGGTCACCACCGGCAATGTCTTCCAGCCCCTTGGCAAACAACTGCGCCGCCTTGTTGGCCAGCTCGATGTCGTAGCGGGCAAAGCCGGGGCCCCAGGGCAGCGTGGTGCCCTCGGGCGCATCGTTGTACGACCACGGCAAACCCGTGTTCGAGCGGACAAAGCTGCGGATAAACGACGTGAGGCGCTGAACGCGGATAATCCGCGATGCCTCGCTCATAGAGTCAACCTCCTCTGGGGCCACGCCCAGGTAATCACTGTTGGGGCCGCCCTCGATGTCTGCCTCTGCGCAGTCACATTCGGCGGGTCGGGTGCGGTACGTGAATCGATAGGTTTTGGCCTTGGCCAGTGCGCCCGCGATCAGGTCCTCCACGCACACGGTCGGGCGCGTGGCGGGGTCGCTGCGGGGGATGCTCACAAAATTGGTGCTGATCGTGCTGGCCGGCGGCGTTGGCGGCGCAGGCACGGTCGGGATGGTGAACCCGTAGGCGCCACCGTTGAATGCTGCGGCTGTCGTGGCGCTGCCCAGCAACCCCGACACCTGACCGCGCACTGTCCACGTCTCTGCGCCGTTTTCAGCGGCGCTAGTGCATTTGATCGTCAGCACTTCGGTCGGTGCCGCCGTGCCCACGCTCACATCGACGACCGCTTCCTTGATGTATTCCGTGCCCTCAGCCGTCTGCGTGGCCACATACGGCCGCGTCTGCACCGATAGCTCGGTGATGCCCTGCCCGCCCGGGCGCAGATCGTTGACGATGGCGCCCTCCACCGTCACCAACGTGGCGTTATCGCGTATCTCGGTCAGCGCGTCGTACAGCGTGACGATTCCGGTCAGTGTGTCGGTGGTGGTGCCGTTGGTGATGCTGATGCTGTGCGTGCCGCTGACGGCATACACCACCGTTCCCGCTGCCACACTGCGCACTGGCGCCGGGCTGAATCCGTAGTGCCACGCGCCCGCACGCCACTGCCGATAGGGCCGGTAAACCTGCGGGTCCATGCTAAAACGAATGCGCGGTGCGGTGGCAGGCACCGTGCCATCTGGGTTGAGCGTGACCGCGCCGAAATTCCATTCGTCGCCGATAAAATCGTTGCTGCCCGCCGACATCGCCACTTGCACGGCAAAATCGGTGGCCGTGGTCGTCAGGCTCGTGCTGTCCACGCTCAGGCTGATGTCGTTGCCCGCATCGCCCGACACCACTGCCACCAGCGTGGCCGACTGAAACGGCAGCCGCGCGAATCGGGTTTCGGTGCCCAGGTCTTCGAGTGTGACGACGAACGTCTGCGCGTCGACCGTGCCCGCTGCCGACAGGTCAGACATCACGCCATTGCCCACGCCCGAAAACTCAGGTGCCGACACCCGGCGCGTGGTGCCGCCATCGTCGACAATTTCCACATCCAGCACGATGTCGCTGGTGCCCGTGTAGTCACCCGACAAACTCACCACACCGCCGCCCGCTTTGGCCGTGGTGTCGGTGCGCACGTAGTCCCGCGAGGCCACGGTGTTGGTCGCCGAAATACCCAGCGCAGACAGTTGATTGCGGTCGTTGGTGATGTAGCGCACGGTTATCGGGCTCCGATGTAGAGTCGGTTGATTCGGTCGAGCGACGGCTTGAGCTTGCGCACCAGCGCATCGGCATCCAGCGCATCACCCGAAATGTTGATCACGATGCCGCCCGGCGTCGGCAATTGGCTGCCCTGTGTGCGGGCGCTGGTTACAGTGGATGTCACCGAGGCACGACGGCGGTCGGATTGCTCACGCTCGGCAGCGGCTTCGCGTTCGGCGGCGCGCTTGGCCGCAATCTGCGCCATCTCACGGGCGAACTGTTCCTCGCTGCGGCGGCGCGCTTCGGCGGCCTCGGCGGCACCAGCAGAACCCGCCGTCGCGGCCAATTCCTCGATCTGCGCCAGGCGGTCTTGGTGCTGACGTTCCAGCACTGCGGACTCGTTGCCGGCAGCGCGGTCGGCTTCGTCCTGCAGCTCGCGGTTCAGCGATTGAAGCTCTTCCAGCGCGCTCTTGGCTTCGTCGCCGATGCCAGCCACCGCCGCTGCTGCTGCCTCGGCTTCCGCCTTGAGCTTGCTCAGCGTGGCTTTGTCCAACAGCTTGAGATCATCGCGGGCGTTTTCGGCACCGTTCTGCACCGCCTCGATATCCTGCACCAGCCGCGCCGCCTCATCACCGGCACGAGCCAGATTGCCACCAAACCGGTTGCCGAAATCGATGGCGGCATAGCTGGCTGCGTCCGTCACGTTGCCCACTTCACGCAAGTCACGCGACAGTAGATCAGCAGCGGTGGACGCGTTCTGCAACTCGATGCGGGTCTGGATGCCAGCGTCTTCGAGGTCTTGGAACAAATCCGTAAGCGACTGCCCCACACCGCCGCCCTGCCCCGTCTGGAACCGGGTAAACATTTCCTCGGCGGCGGCGCTGGTGGCGCTGAACTCTTCTTTGAGCTGCACCAGCCGGTTGATGTAGGCACCGACAACGCCGTTGCCTGCGGAGGCGGCGTTGCTCACTCCATCCACGCCGCCGGATGCGCCATCGGCTGCGGATTCGACATCCTTCAATGCGGCAGTAGATCGCTTCCCCGCATCTTCCAGCTTGGTAGCCGCGCCTGACCCTGCATCACCAAGCCCATCCAGTGACTTCTTGGCATCGCTGATGCTTTTGTTCAGCGCCGCAATTTGTGCATCGACGTCGCGATACTGCTGCAGCAGCGGGCCGTTGTAGTTGGGGTCTGCAGCAAACGCCGCAGCCAGTGCGGCCTGCATGGCAGTGGCCTTTACCGACAATGCTGCTCGGGTGCTTTCCCACTGCGCAATGATCTGCCGTGTAGCGCGCTCGCTTTCGGTGGCGGCGCGGCCAAATGCCGTTTTACCAAGATCAAGGTCTTTCAGCTTGGTATCAACCAACGCCATCGCAATGGCGTAGTCCTCAATGCTCAACTTCCCACGCGCAAAGGCCGCCTCGATGGATCGCCCTAGCGCGTCGACCTCTTCGCGTGTCGTCACCTTCGACAGCGCGCTCTCGAACGCCATGCCGACCTGTCGGGCGCTACTTTCCGCCGACTCAGCAATCGAATCGAACGCTGCGATCAGCGCGAACCCTTCTTTTGTGATTCCGCTAGATGCAGCCTTGGCGTTGACTTCCAACAGCGCCATCGCATCCGCGACAGCCTTCGCTTCCGCGCTCAGCTCGGAACCCTGAAACGACTGCTCAAGCTCTGCGCCTGCCGTGCTTACCGCCAGCATCGACTCACGAACATCCGCAAGCCGATCCTTGACCTGCGCCAGTTGCTCGATCTCTTCTGCGGTCGCCTCGCCAAGCCCGCGCTTTGCTGCCAGCTCTTTGCCCTGGGCGACCAGTAGGTTTTCCAACCCCTCAAGTTGCTGTGCATAGGCGCTGCGCTGCTCTTCATTCAGCTTGCTGACTTCCTGCGCGGTTTTCAGCGTGACGTTGCTGTAGTTGCTCCACTTGTCCGCTGCCGCCGCCGCTGCATCGCCGGAATCTCGCAGCGAGTTTTCCAGCTCTGACAACGACTCGCCTGCATCGGTAGCGCGCCTATACAGCTCGTTCAGTTCTTCACCCAACAGCGCGCCGACTTCATAGCCGCCAACCGCTGTGCCTGCAACGATGAATCCCTGCAGCGAATTCGCAAGTCCAGCCACTGCCGCCGCCACTTTGTTGGCGACACCCGTCACTGCCGCCGTCGCGCCGATGGACTGCACGCCTGCGACAAATTCCGTTACCTTGCCAACCGAGCTTCCTGCCGCCGCGCCGATGGCCGAAATGCCCGACGCCAGTGCGGCACCCGCCTGTGCCACCTTGAGGGCCACATACGCTTTCGCCAACAGCAGGATCGCACCGCTGTATTCGCGAACAAACCCAACCGATGACTTGATCGCCTCGGACGTGCCGACAATTGCATCGCGAATATCAACCGCCCAGATTTTCAGCGTGCCGTTGGCGCCAAGCGCCTTTACCTCGGCATTCAGCGCCACCAACTGCTGCTTGAAATAATCCAGCACACCCGCATCCGACACTTCCTGCAGGAAGTTCGCAAACGCATTCTTGGCTTGCGTCACAAGCCCCGACAACGTTCTTAGGCCACGTGCCGCTTGGCCTTCGGCGCTCTTGCCAATCTCGTTCAGCAGTGCCGAAATCACGTCGCGACCGAGCTTTCCTTGCTCGCTGAGCTTCTGCAGCTCCTGCACGTTTTTTCCGGTGGCCTGGGCGAGCAAATCCCACACCGGCACACCGCGCTCAACAAGCTGCAGGATCTCTTCGCCCTGCAGCTTCTGCTTTGCCCATGCCTGACCAACTGCCAGGATGATGCCGTTCAGCGTCTCTTGCGAGCCGCCGAGCTTAGCGTTCTGGTCGATCAGTGATTGCAGCGACCCGTTGAGCGGCTCAATGCCGAACCCTTTGAGCTTGGCCGCCGCGTCAATCGTCTGCTGAAACGCCTGCCCGTTGTCTTCGGCCAGCGTCTTGAGTTCGTCGAACGCCTTGTTGCCAGCCTCTGCACTGCCGTACAAGGCTTCCAGCTTGATGCGGGTTTTCTCGGCCGCATCGCCAACTTCCAGAATGCTGCCGACACCCCGCGCCGCCTCACGCAGACCAAGCGCCACACCCAGCGATGCCAGCACACCTCGCAGGCGGCTAAACACATCCACGCCGCGCCCTGCACTGGCGTTGGCTTTATCCTGGGCGGCGGTGGCCTCGGCCGTCTTTGCACGGTACTTTGCCAGCACTTCCGCCGCATTTCTTCCAGCCGTATTGAAGCGCCGCGCCGCTTCGTCGGATTCTGCCAATCGAGCGGCTAGCGCCGCTGCCTCATCCTTCTGCTTGCGCAGGGCCGTGACGACAGCAGACGCCTGCCCCTGCAGGCGGGTTTGCTCATCTGCCAGCCGATCAACCGCCACGCCAGCCGATGTCAGTGCCGTTTCAAACTTGCTGGCCTCTGCCGTGTATCTCGCCTGCCGACTCCGCAGCTCTTCAAGCTCTTTGCTGGTCTTCGCAAATGCCTGAGCAGCAATTTGCGCCTGCTCATCGTTTTCCCCCATGCGCAATTTCAGCGCATAGGCTTCACTTTCTGCCCGCTCCAACGCTGGAGCAAGCTGTTCCATGTCGGCACGGATCGAGGCCAACCCGGCTGCATTCCGCGACTGGTCGGAAATCTGCCGCAACTCTTCCGTGACTTTCGTCAACTCGTCCGCCGACAACTGGCCTGCATCAGCCATGTCCAGCAACTGCTGCTTTACGTCGGTGAGCTGATCGGATAACCAACCGATTGAATCACCACCTGCAATCGCCTGGTCACTGACACTACGGATCGCGGCGGCCAACTTTTCAGCGTTGATGCCACCTTCGGTTTCAAGGCTTAGGCGGATGACTTCTTCGAATGATGATCGGCTAGCCATTCTTCACACCCGCTTCAAGAAGTCGCCGAACTTCAGCGACGTGATATTCGGCAGCAACACGAAGCGCCCGGATACCAGGTGCATACGGACCAATGTTCCGATCAGGAACCACCTTGATGCGCTTTAGGCTTTGAAGCAGCCGTTCATTGCCATTGACCATGTCTTTGACCGATGGCCCATAGATCATGTCCAGCCCACCACGCGGCACACGCTTCCCGTTCGCGCCAAACGGACGAATTCGCACGGCTTCGTATTTGCCTGTGCCGGACTTGTTGATAAACGCATGCTTGATCGGCAGTGTCTTGCCTCGGATGATCTGCACCGAGGCGCCAGGCGAAGTGCGTCCTTCCCATGTCGCACCAAACCGCATCACGGGGATCAGCCGCTGGCTGGCGTGGACGATGATGGTTTGTCCAGTGTTTTCCGCATACAAACGCTTGTTCAGAACGCCTTTCTTGACGTTGAACACACCGACCACTTCCGAGCGAGTGATCGAGACGATCTTTCTGGCGGTAGATGCGCCGGCCATTTTGTTGACCTTGCCGATGCGTTTGATGGTCTGCCCAACAAAATCGGACAACCCATACTGATCGTTGGCGAGCTTGCCGTTGGTGTAGAACTTCACCGCACGGCTTTTGCGATTTCGGCGGGCCATAGTGTTCTCAGAAAATCCCCACTGGCGCGGGAGAGGGCGCGCCAGTGGGTAAGGCCGTGGGGAGCACGGCTGCCGTGGAGTGCTTAGGCGCCGCGATCTTCGATGATCACGGCCGGGGTGCTGTTGTTCAGCAGGCTGATGCCGACATCGAACGTGATGGCCGCCACCTCGCCTTCGCCGACAAACGGCAGGGTTCCGGAGGGCTTGAGCGTGCACAGCGGAATGCACACGTCCTGCTGGTCGCCGTAGGGGTTGTCCGCCAAGAAGCGGATGCGCCCTTCGACACTGCCTGCGCTGCCGGTTTTGATCTGCGTGCGGGTATTGGCGCCGGGTGTGTAGTCCACCGACAGCGACAACGTGGGCTCACTGCCCAATGCGGTTTTGGCCGCGGCGTAGGCGTTGGCGAGCTTACCGGCGGGCTGCACGCTGACGAGACCGAGCGTGGTGTCGACCACGTAATCGGTGTCGGCGGTCAGGCTGGTGACTACACCCAGATCCTGGAACGTGGCGGTGCCATCGGTGTGCGTGCTACCGGCCACGTTGTAGGTCGGCTCGGTGCCGCCAGTGGTGCCAGCCACGGTGCAGAGGTAGGCGTGGGTGTTGGACGTGGTGGGGAACACCACGGTGCCCGCAGCGTAGGCGGTACTGTTGGCACGGGTGGCGGCAGAGAACTCCACCGCGACGCTGCCGATATTGCGCACGCCAGACACCGACTGGCTCTCGCCGAGCTGATAGGTGCGGCTGGCCTGATATCCGGTGATGGCCTCGTTGGTCACCGCCGTGGTGTCCTGCGTGAAATCCTCGATCGTGCCCGCAATGAACACGGCCAGGTTGTCGTTGGACATGTTGTCGACGGTGATCGAGCTGGCACGCGTGACGCTGATCGGCACGTCAAGGTCGATGGTGTTGAGGCCACCCTCGCTGTTGGTGTGCTGGTAGTTTTCGGTTTCAACCGACATGTCAAACGCCGGGCAGTTGCCCAAAAAGCGCATGCCTTCGAAGCTGCCATCGGCGCGGCGAAGCTGGAACGCCACTTGGCCTTTGGGGATTTTGTAAACGTTGCTGCGGGTATAGGTGCTGGGAGCGGCCATGATCAGTCCTCGGTCTGGGTTGGGGCGGGTTTGCGCGAACGTGGGCGCGGCGGTTTGTCCGCCGCTGGCTGGGTCAGCCGACCGACGCCACGCTCGCGCAGTTTTTGCGCCTGCGATTCGGTCAGCTCTGCAACATCACCGGGCGCGTATCGCGTACCGGCGTGGATGTGGTGTGTGGTGAACTCAAACAGCACGGGTGGCCTCCTGCGGTCCGTAGGGGTTGCCGAGGCCCTCGCGGTACGTCACCGCGAAGCTGCACTGCACGGCCTCGACATTGCTTCCGTCGTCACGCGGTGCGGCGGTGCAGCCCGTGTAGCGCACTTGCCCAATCGGCCCGCCATCGTCGACCAGCACGCCAGACCAGCCGCGAATCACCGCGACCTTGATGTCGGCTTTCAGGCATTCCAGCTTGCGCCCGGTGTCCGCCTGCCCGGACGGCACGTAGCCGACCACCGCGACGCTGAGCGTGATGTCGTACGCCGACGAATTCGCCGACCCGCCCGCCGATTCATCGCCCGCCCACACGACGACCGCCAGAGAGTCATCCGCCACCGGCACCGAGCGGCGCACATTGGCGCCCACGTCGGTGTGAAACCCGCCTGCCTCGCGGATGCGCTTGAGGCGGGATTCGATGCAGGCTAGGGCGCGTTCGGAAATGCTTTGATTTTTCATATGCTTTCGATTCAAAACCCTAACTCTGCTGCGGTCCTTCCAGCCCCTGAGTTGTACAGCCATGTTCGCTCATCTGCGGTTAGTATTGATCCGCTCGTAAATCCAACATGGTTTACACGTCCAGCCATCTCATACGACGTTGAAAGCGTACCTCCAATTACAAACGGAATTTCACCTGACGGATCAGAAGCCGATGCAGAAACATAAACAGTACCGTTGTTGATCTGTAAGCGAACCTTCCCGTCTGTAGAATCCCTCCAAACACAGAAAAAATGCCAATTTGCGGCTGGGAATCCGGATGCAGATACGCCAGCGTAATAGTACGTAGAGCCACCGTTGTACCCGTAAAATGATCCGCTTTCTATGTCAAATGCGTATGTTTCGTCCGGTGCGCCTTCTGCGTTCCATTTTGAAACAATGAATTGCGTTCCGGAATTTGAATTTAGGTAAAACCATCCAAATATGCAGTGGTTCCCCCCGCCTGACGGAACATTCATGGGTGACCCAGAAACGGTTGCCTCGCGCAAGTATTGACCGTTTGTTGCAGTAAAAGCTGGGGCAAGCTCTCCGCTGATTAGTCCACTTGCTGTTCCAATTGTTCCTGTGCTCTCGTAAAGCTCATGTCCTGTTACAAGTCCATAGCGTGATCCGCTAGACTCTGTCAGCGGATAATACTCTGAAAGTTTTGATTTAATTGCATATGCAATTGGATCAATCGCAGGTACCAATCGCCGCGCCATCATCCCGGCAATCATGCCGCCACCGTTTGGCCGAATACGTCGAACTCGGCAGTGCCGATGAATTTAACCGTGCAGGTCATTCCCGGCTCAAGCACCAGCGTTCCGCCTGCGGGTGCATTGAGCGTGGTAGAGGATGCGGTCAGCGTTACATCGCCCGATGCCGCCGCGTTGCGGATGTGGTATTCGCCTTTTGTGATTCCGGTGCCGAATGTGCAGGTTTTCGCGCCGGTCGCGGTAAACCGGATGTATTTGCCAGCGTCCGAATCGGCAATGGCGCGGGATGATCCGGCTTCGGTGACGACGGTGGCGGGCACGTCGGAATCAGACAGCACCACATTGCCAGACCCATTGATTGACTGACCTGCGACGGTTTTGGTGTTGCCTGAATGCAATACATCGTAAACGCTGCCACCCGTGCCGAAATACGGCGCGGTAGCGGATGGATCAACGCCAAGCGTGGACAGCGTGCCGCCTGCACCCGCACGCAGTTGCGTGCCGGTGACACTGTCGGGGCCAGCCACGCTGGCTGTTTTGGTTTGCGTGGCGCTCAATGTTCCGGTGGCTTTGTCGTAGGTCAGCCCAGCGTCGGCACCCAGCGCACCGCCGTCGTTGAACTGGATCTGCGTGTTACTGCCAGCAATAGTGGCGTCAGCACCGTCGGCGCCGTCTGCACCCAGATCACCCTGTGGGCCGGTGGCACCCGTTGCACCGGTGGCGCCAGTCGCTCCGGGATCACCCTGCGGACCCTGAGGCCCGGTCGCACCTGTTGCGCCGGTCGCGCCAGTTGGACCAACCAGCGATGCCAGCCATGCCGTTTCATCGCCGACGAATCCATCTGCAACAGCAACCTCGTAGGCACTCAAGCCGGGAATGCCCTCGGCATCGCCGGGCGGGCCTTGCTCGCCTTGCGGACCCTGAGGCCCAGCCGGGCCGCGTTGTCCTGCGGCAAACACGCGGGTGATGGCGACCGGTGCGGCGATGATGGTGGTCACCGTGCTCATGCGCCACCCACTTTCGAGGGCACCGCCACCAGCGTGTAAATGGCGATGGTCTTGGCGCTGTTGTCGTAGTCGGTGGTGTCCCAGATGCGCAGCGCGGCAATCAGCTCGCGGCGGCGCGTGGGTGCCAGTAGGGCGGTATCGCTGGCAGGCATCGCCAGGTCAATTTGTCCAGCCGCAGCGGTGATGGTCAGCAGGCCGTTGTCGGTGCTGGCCGTGGTGATCAGGTCGCCATCTTCGTCGCGGACATCGAGGCGCGCGGACATGCCGGTGAGCGGAATGGGATCACCCGCGATCGGGTCGCCGTTGACATCGTAGCTGTCGAGGTCGGCATAAAGAAACGTGTGATTCCACGCATCGCCTGCGGACACGTCCAGATGTGGGTAGCAGCTCATACGGTTTCCTTGACGGAGAGTGTCCACGTGCTGGCGTCCGACGCCAGCAGGCTGTCGACGGCGTACACCACACCGCCTGCGGTGATGCGCCAGCCGCGCTTGGGCTCGGGCATTGCGGTGGTGGTGGACTGAATTAGGGTGATGGTGATGTCGGCATCGATCACTTGCCCGGTAGGCAGGGCGCGTGGGCCTTTGCCGCGCTCGACGTAGCCGTTGACGGCATACACCGCGCCCGAGGCGGCAGTGACCGTGCAGGACGCGGTGCCGAAAAAATCGGCATCGGCCGCGTTGAGCGCATCCCATGCGGTGTTGTCAAACACGGCGCTCATTGCTCGCCTCCATGCTGCGACCGGATCGCGGCTTTGTCGGCATTGCAGGCTTCCAGCTCGCGCTTTCGATCCGACGCCACCCACGGGCACAGCGATAGCGGGCCTTCGGCCACCGGATGCGGGTTGGTGAGGGCGTCGTGCACCGCTTGAAGGCGGATGGTTTCGACGGTGATCGGCGTGGGCTTGGTGATCACGGTGTCGTGACAGCAGCCCGACAGCGCGAGGACGATCAGTAGCCAGACAGATGCGCGCATGCGACCTCCATCTGTGCCAGCGACGCATCGCACGAGGCGGTGCGCTCGTCCCATCGGGTTTTCCAGGCATCCGCCTGCCGCTGTGCTGCTTCACGGCCCTGACGTGCGGCAGCGACAGCGGTGGCGGCGGATTGGTTCTGCAGTGCCCATTGCTGCTGGCACTGCGCAAGACTGGATTGCAAGGACATGGCGGTGGATTCCCACTCGGCATTCGCGGATGTGGCGGTTTCGGCGACGTGATCCGCCGATGCGGTTTTGTTGGCCGCATGAACAAGCTGCCAGACGTTGCCGATGACCGAGACGATCAGGATCAGCGTGAGCACGACGGACGGCGGGATCATTGTTTTGCCCCGGTAATGTCGGCGATGGCGTAGCCCATCAGGATCAGCAACAGGCAGATCAGGATCTTCGGGCCCCAGTTGGTCAGCCATGCCGCAACACGCGGCGACAGCAGCGCGTTGGGTTTGATGTCGGTGGCGCGGCGGTTCATTCGCACTTGTCTCCGATGTATTTCACCAGCTCGGTTTTTTCGGTATGCGACTGCCTACCGCTGGCAAACGTCGTGACGAGTGGGGTGACGATCACTTCTGCCTCACGCTCACCTGGGCAGAAGTTCGACAACTTTGGTCCGCAGGTCATCTTCATGTCGAACCCCGGCGCGCAGGTGAAGCAGTACCCCAATTGGCTACAGTCAACCCGTCGAACCTCAGTTCTTGGCTGGCCTGCAACTTGTGACTCAATGCGATCACAGCCAGACAGACAAACCATCAGGGCGATAATGAGTGCCGTCCCAATACTCTTCATGCGCGGCCCTCGCACAATGCGCGCTCGGCAGCGCGGCGCTTGATCAGTCCGGGCAGCTTGATGCCTTTGGCGTAGACCCAGCGGTCAAGCTGGCTGCACCAGACTGTTGCCGGTGCGCCCGCGTTGATCTGTCGGGCCATGGTGCTGTTGCAGTACGCGGTGGTGCCGACGTTGTAGGTAAACGACACCAGCGCGGCGTATTCGTGGTCGGCCAATTCCGGGCCGGTACAGCGCAGAACACCGCCAAGCGCGGCCTGCATGTCGGATTGCTTCAATGCTTCGCACTGTTCAGCGGTGCGGGTGTCGCCCCACTCCACGTCGGGGCCAGTGTGGCCGTAGCAAATCGTGGGGATGCCGACCGGGTCGGCGTAGGTGTGCGGAACCATGCCCTCGTAGTAGCCAATGACCGGGCCGGACAGCCCCAGCACGATGGCGGTACGAATCGCGATGGTGCGCGCGACGGACATCAGCGTTGCGCCTCGGCAGCGCGGATGGCTTCACGCTCACGCAATAACCGCGCCTCAATGGCATCAATCCGCCGATTGACTTCGGCCATATCCCGCGCGGCCTCGCGGGCGGGCTGCGACTGCGCCACTTGGGCAGCCAGCGTTCCGAACTGGGTTTCAATCACGGCGGTGCGTTTGTCGACCGCGATGAGCGTGTTACCTACCCAGCCCATCAACAGCATCAAAATGGTGAGTGCAGCACTTTGCACGTGGCGCTCCAATCCGGGACGAGCGGGCTGGTTGGTGTCGTGTTCAGTCATCGGGCGTTGTCCGGTCACGGTGAGTGGCGCGGGGCGTTTCGGCCCCGCGCCGGTTCATCAGGCGGTCTTGGTTGCGTTGCCTGGGGTGAGCTTCACGGTGCATGTGGTCTCGGTGTTGGCACCGGCAATCCATGCCACTGCGCCGCCGGTGATATCGCCCGTGGCAGGCGTGGCCGCCGAGTCGTCGAATGCGCTTGCCGATGCGTCCCAGATCAGCTTTTCGCCCTGGGTGAATACCGCAGCCGATACCTTCGGCACGGCGAACACGCCTTCGACCGCGACGGAGCCGGTAGCGCCATCGGCGATGTCGACCAGCGCGACACCGATGCAGTGGCCCGTTGCGACCACATCGCCAGAGGACACCGCAGAGCCAGTGCCGTTGGTCCAGTTGATGACGTTGCCGTCAGATACATAGTTCGTTGCCATAACTTCCTCGCGTGTGATGTGTGGACAGCCCGGCCAATGCGGGCTGTCCCTTGGTGTGGCTTAGGCGCCTGCGTTGCGGATCGCACCGCGGTAGTCGATGGCAGCGATGCCGAAGTCGAGACGGACCTTGTAGCGGGCACCGTCGACGCTGAAGCCCTCTTCCATGTCAAGGAACGGGGCGTCGTTGCCGTCGAGGAACGACACATCGATGACCGGTGCATCGGCGGGGCTGGCGAACGCGTACCAGGTGGTACCAGAAATGCGCGGGGTGTCGATGACATCCGCAAACATCCCGTACACCGCATTGGCGCGCTGCAGCTTGTTGTTGGCGTCGGGGTCGTACTGCGAGCCGTTGACGACGCGAGCCAAACCGCCAGAGGCAGTCGGGCCAAGCCAGATCGACGGACGCAGATCGAGGTAGTCGTTACCGCTGACATCGGTCTGCGCGGCCATCAGCGAGCGCGCGTTGTCGAACGAGGTCACACTCGGCGCGCCACCCGTGCCAATGTTGCCGTGCGTGGCGTGGAACAACGCGACGCCGTCTTCCAGCGTCGGGTTGCTGGCCAGCAGCGTGTACACATCGGCCTCGATGGTGCGGGCAGCGGCACGGCCCAACATGTTAAGCACACCAACGAAGGCGCTGAGGTCATCATTGATGATGGCCTGACGGCTGAGGGTAACGATGTTGCCCTTGGTGCCAGCGGTCACCGTCGCCTTTTCGCCATCCGGCAACGCCTTGTGCTTGAACTCGCCAAGCTCGCTGAGGGAATCCAGATTTCCGATGCTTCCCGTGCGATAGCGGTTGTGAGCGCGGAAATCGCTGACCGAGCCACGGGCGCAGAAACGCGACCATGTGTCGGCGGCCACAGCGTAAGCACCTTGCAGCGCCTTGTGCATGGTGTTTTCCAGCAACACCGGGAAATCCGAACCGGACTGCGTGAATGCACGGCCAACCAGTTCGAGCTTCGCCAGGCCATCGGTGCGAACGCCAGTCCGCTCCAACGAGCGACGGGCCAACTCCAACAGCGTGTAGCCGCGCATCGGGTTGTCGCGCTCGATCTGCACGCGGGCTTTGGTTGCTGGGTCGATGGCATTCGCACGATGCAACAACATCGTTTCGGTGGCGGCGCGCTGCTTGTCCGCTTCGTCCATGCCAGGCACAACATGGTTGAAGTTGCCGCCACGCGCCTGGTCCGCCGCGACCAATGCCGTCAGCACGTCGGCACGTATGTCGCCGATGGGCTTGCCGGAACGAATCCAGCCTTCGGCTTTGTCCGTCATGCCATGACGGGTCGCCAGTGCAACGATTTCGGCACTGCGTACGTTGGCCGCTTCGGCGGCCTCACGCTGGGCGCGTTGCTGCTGTTCAATGTTCGCCGCGTCGTCAGCGGCAGATGCGGCGGTGCCGCCGTTATCGTTCGGGTCCATTGCGTTACCTCGGGTGGTGAAAATGCAGGATTCGCCCTGCTGGGGAGCGTCCCGTGTCGTGGCGCCTGCATCGGCTGGCACGGTGACGAAACTGAGTTCTTTCGGCGTCCACCGCACAGCGCGATAGACAGGCAACTGCCCTTGCACGCGAGTGATTTGGTACTGCTGAACGCTGTACCCGACGCTGATGTTGCGGATGATTCCGGCCTCGATGTCGGCGACGATCCCCGCGACCTCTTCGCGCTGACTAAGCCGCAGAATGGCGCGCCCTTCGCCGTTGCTGAGCCAAGCGCGCTCGACGACACCGAGCTGGCTTTCCAGCCCGCGCGTGGCGTGGCTGTCCAGCACGGGCGCAGCGCCGGTATTGAGGCGCCCCATGTCGATGGCGGCATCGCTGACTTCCAGCTCTTCGGAGTATTCCTCGTCAGCCCAGAAGTCGTACCGACGCACGGCGGCGCCCGTTGTCCAGGTCACTTCGACAGTGCGTGACTCCGCGTTGAAACTCGCCGGAGTGAGCACGGCGAGGCGGGTTTGCATCGGTAGCTTTCGGGTTTGTGCGCTCATGGGCGAGCATCAAACACCGGTGCCAGTCCCAAGTTTAGGCAAAATGGGACGGGCTACAGACCGCCGACCATCAGCAGCACTTCTTCATCATCGAGGCTATGGTCGACTGGCCGTAACGAGGCCAGCGGGATCGCTGGCGTACGACGACGGCTAGCGCGTGATTCCTCACGGATTGGAATGACGGTGGCCAGCTTTGGCGGTGTTGCAACGGGCTGATCTTCCAGCACCACGCCCCAGGCATCAGCCCAAGCCGCACCAAACGATAGCCCCCAAGCCGATGCCATCACGGACCCCAAGGATCAGACGGGCTGCCCGATCCGCTGATCGTCTGGCCTTTAATCTGCACCGTGTTGACGGGGATTGTCGCGGCTTCCAATGCCGCCACAACGGCATCCGCCAGCGCGGCATAATCCACGCCGCCGCTGCTGGCCGTGTTGAGTTTCGCGCCCATCGTCCCTGCGTCGTTGTTGACTGCGGCGAGTGCAGACCAGACCGCCGTCGCAATGCTCTGCGTCGTCAGCACGCTGGCATCTTCAGTGCTGCCTTCCATGTGCCCGATGGCGTACGGGATCAGCGTGCCGGTGACGGTAAATGATGCGATTCCTGCACCATCTGCCAGTGCGCCAAGTTGCGCCGGTGCCGCCGTGACGGTGAACGATGCCGCGCCGCTGCCGTTGATGGATGCCGTTGCCAGTGCATCCGCCACCGACACCGCGAACGAGGCTGCACCCGAGCCGCTGACGATCAGCTCGCCCGCCGCATCGGCGACGGTGAACGTGATCGCCGACGAACCCGATGCAGGCAGGCCCATCGTGCCTGAGCCAGTGGCATCGACCGCAATCGACGTGCGCCCCGCCAATCCGCCCGCCTCGACCGCCAGCAGCCATGCGCGACCGCCATAGCCTGACGGGATTGCGCCGACGATCTGCGAGTAGGTGCCCGACACGTAGCGATTCAGCCGCGCACCTTTCAGCCCGCCGTATGCCATGGATCCAGAGGCAGCCAGCGCGCCAGCAATAGCACGCGGCATGCTGCAAAAAACGCGTTGGCCGTTGGGATACAGCATCAGCCCCAGACCGTTTCCAGCGCACCGGCAAACGTGGTCGACGCCGCGACCGCTGCGCCGGTGCCGAGCAAAAAGCCAAGGCAGGCGCCGTCCTTGATCTGCGGCGCGCTCGGCAACTGGTTCCAGAAGTCCTTTTCGGTCATCAGGCTGGCGATACTCAGCGGAATCTGTGCCAGAGGCTTGACCAGTAGCAGCACCGCTGTGGATGCCGTGCCCGATGCCGCCGACAGCGTGACCGTCTGCACCGACTTAACGCCGGTATCACCCGATGCCAGCGGCAGATAGGGACCGTAGTTGTTCGCCGCCGTGCCCGAATGCACGATGTGCGGCACGATGGCCGATGCCGTGCAGGCCACCGTGACCGGCAATGTGCGGCCCGACGTGCTGCCGCTGTTGGTGTAGCTGACGCTAAGGTTATGCGCCGTCGCGCCCGTGGTTGCTCGTGCAGCCAACGCCAGACGACAGCCTGCGCCATCGGTGTAGCGGTGCGCTGGCGTGCCAAGCAAGGTCTGCGCCGACAGCGTATTCATGTTGATGCCAGGCCAATAGCCCTGCACGTCCACCAGCTGCAGCACTGACGGTACGCCAGTCGCTGCGGTAGACCATGCCGCCATCGTGCTCAGGTGCTTGATCAGCGGCGTCACGTCTGCGCCGTGCGGGATGCCGAATCGCGTTGTGCCGTCACCCGCCGAGCCGGTGCAGGTCTGCCACGTCAGCGCGGTTCCAGGGTAGGTCGTGGCCGGCGGGTAGCCGCCAAGAGAGAGCATTTCGTACCAGCGGCCAGCGGCATACGCTGCCGCGCCCGTGATTTTGTTGTAGTCGGTTCGCTCGGTCTGTCCTGCGCTGAATGCGGCATAGAGTTGGTCGATCGATTGAATTGCCATGTCAGCCCCATGCGAATTCGGCATCGCCGAAAAAAGTAGTTGATCGACTGCTGCCATTGTTGCGGTAGAAAAAGCTCAGGTGCGCGCCGTCTTTGATGATCGGCAAGCGAAAACCGTCCTTGGTGAAGTCAATCTCAATTGCCGACTTGATGCCGCTGGTATCGGCCTGCAGCAGTGCGTCGTGGTAGTGCGTGAACTGCGCCAGCGGCTTGATCACATAGATGCACTGCAATCCGCCCGGTGGCGTGCTGTAGGTGATGCGATTGACGCGCTTTACGCCTTGGCCGATGGGCAGGCACAGCGGCCCCACGTCGGCAGATGGCGTCGTGCGCGTTCCGGAGCACGCGCAGTTGATGCCCAACAGCGGGACATTGATGTCGAGCGTTTGATCGGCATCGTTTTCGTCGGTGTATTCCAGCAGCATGCGTCCGCTGGCGGTTGCCGGTGACACGTGATTGACCATGACCAGCCGCAGACCTGCGCCATCGGCGTAGCGCGGCAGCGTTTGCGTGTTGTCCATTTCCTGCGTGTCGGTGCTGTCGCCATCAATCAGCGGGTAGTAGCCGACAAGGTCATACAGCACGAAGTCGATACTCGCCTGCGATACTTGGCTTGCCTTCGGTCGCATCGTGATTTTGTGCAAAACACGCTGCAATCCAGCGGCAATTGGCGGGATATAGATCGCATCGTTTCCAACGGCAACGACAGGCGTGAACGCGGCGACCTCACCAATGCGCGCATCGTATGACGGCTGGCCCGCTTGGTAGGCCCAATCCTGCCATTTGGTGTCGTTCGCCTGCCCAGCGCCCGTCTTGATAAATCGCGTGCACCAGTGCCGACCAGCGGCGTAGGCGTCGAGCAAATCGGCGTGACTGGCGATCATTCGACAGCCTCGTCGGGGATCATCTCGACTTGACCGTCCGGATGATCCACGCACGCAGGCACAGCGTCATCCTCGGTCTGCAGGCCGAGCATCGCCAGACAGTGCGCGCAGCGGTAAATGCTCATCAGTCGGCACTGATCGACAGCACGCCGATAGCGAACTGAGGCTGGATGCCTGCGGACACATTGAGCGTTGCCGACAGCGCGCCGCTGATCATCATGTTGACCGCACCCGATGCGGTGTCTACCACAGCAAAGTGCGTCAGCGCGTTGGTGCCCGCCGTGCACGCGCCGAACTGGATCAGTGCCGCGTTGGTGAACGGCGACGCTGTGCCCGTCCATGCACTCGATTTGGTCAGCGCCACGCGTGAATAACCGGTGTAGTCGGCTTCGTCGGCAATGCTTCCGGTTTCGGAAGGGTCAGCGGTGAACATTGCCAGATACTGCGTCGCGCCTGCGCGGTAGGACGGGTCCAGACCGCGCAGTAGCACGTCTAGGATATCGGCTTCGGTGGTGTTGGAAAGACTCATTTGTTACTCCGCGTCGGTTTCGATCTGCGTGGTGCTGACGATGCGCCCCATGCTGTCTCGGGTGATGTCGGTGGTGGTTTTTCGCGTAGGCAGGTCCAGCGTGATTTCTGCCGGCGGGATGTTGGCCTCCAACTCGACCGTGACCTGGGCGGGCTGGATGGTGACGTTGGGGGCGGCGACGTGGATCACAGGCGCATCGGCACGTACTTCGGCAGGCTGCACATCAATCGTCACCGGCGTGGGCTGCACGTTGACATGCACCGCTGGCGCTTCGGCACGCTCGACATTGACAGTCGGGCCGCCGACATTCACCACAGGCGGCTCGATTCGTGTTTCGCTCTGGTGGATGTGGATTGCTGGCAGAGTGAGTTGCATCGGCGGGATGTCTCCCGCGCTGCGCTTACCCTGCTTTGGCGGCGTAGTCGGGTCAGTCAGTTCGGGATCCGCTGCCGGTTTGCCCTGCATGAACTGCAGGAATGGCAATGCGCCGGACTCTTTGAGTGCCGCAAAGTCGCTGCCCAGCTCGGCAAACACTTGCTCAGGCTTGTATCCGCGACGGCGTAGGCTTTCGCTGGGTGTCATCAGGCCGTACTTGATGGCCTCAACTTCCGCGTTAATATCTTGCTGCGGGTTGACGTAGTCCCAGCGCGGCGTGGACCACTCGACGGCGGTATCGATCGGCAGGCCCGTAAAATTGGCGGCCTCGCAAAACCACTGCCAGATGCGGTTGAGCATGCGTGGCACCAGCACCGTCCATTGCATCTGTTCTACGTCACGGCGGAAGTCGATGATGCGGATGCGGGCGCTGCTGAAGTTGACCTCGTTCATGTCGCCAGTGAGTGTCTCGTAGGGCACGCCGATTCCCGACGCGATCAGGTGTAGCTGCCACTTGAGATACTCGACTGTGCCGCCTCCTGGCTTGGGGTCGAACGTAGTCAGATCAAGGCCGGGTGGAAGCTCGGTGATGCCACCGGACGGCAATGCGCCGAGGTCGCCATCGGCGACTTTTGCCGGGTCCACGCTTGTCGCACCGTCTGACGGATTGCCCATAGCGTCGACGCTGGCACTCGCCAGCACGCCAAGGCGGGATTCGAGATTTTTACGGGCCAGCACCGCATCTTCGTAGAGCATCAGATCCCGCGAGCGGGCGATGATGGGTGCCAGGCGCGTGATGCCACGCATTTGGCCTGGTCGACGGGCGTCGAACAGGTGGATGATGTCGCTGGCGGGCACCAGCTTGCTCGCGACTTTCGAGGCCGATAGAGGGTCGCCGGGGTGCGATTCGAACAGCCAAAAGCCCGTGCAGCGGCCAAGCGCGTCGAACTGTTTCCCGCTGAGGATGCGTCCGCCACCAGCAACAGGCCCAATCTTGGCCGTGTCGATGTAGTCGGCTTCGAGCACCTGCAGTTGTATAGGCACCGGCAGGCCATCGCTGGCCAGCCGCATGCGCTTGCGAATGAGCACTTCGCCATCTTGCTCCATGGCGTGATAAGCGAGGCGCTGCAGGCCGTAGATGTCGTGCAGGCCATCGGCATCGGATACCGGACTCCACGACTCCCACAGACTGTTGAGTTGTTTCCCGAGTCGCTTGGATTCGGCGCGGCTCACGGGCTCGATGCCCGTGCCGATGGTGGCACTGGTCAGCGATTGTAGGGCGCGGGCGATGTATGGGACGTTTTGAACAAGCGACCGCGCACGGGCGCGCAGTTGCACCGCATCAGCGCGGTGGTCGAGGTTCGCCGACGCACCAGCGCGGCGAGGCCGCCAGCCGTCTTTGGTGTTGGCGCCTTCGTAGGCGCGGACTTGCCGCACTGGCGCTGTCGGTTTGGCGGCCGGCTGTTGGTGGCGTTTGCGCTTGGCCATCAGTCGCCCCGCAACGTGGTGAACGTGTAACGCTTTGTCGCGGCTTTGCGCGTGGCGGCAGCCGCCGCAAGCTGCGCAGCGACGTGGGCACGCGCCGCCATCAGTTCGTCCATCGATCGATACGTGATGCGCCGCCCGTTGAATTCCAGCGTCAGCGCGCCTTGCGCAATCGCGGTGTCCAACTTGTCGAGGTCTGTGCTACTGAGGGCCATGGGTTTATTCCACCGAATGCCCCAGAGTGTTGCTGCCGCTTCGTCCCATGTTTAGGCAAAATGGGACGAAGCGCATTTTTAGATATTTCGCGGCGGTTTCTTCACCGAATTTCCGCGAATTTCGGAACGAATCCGATAGACCGTCGTTCGCCCAACGCCATGCTTGCGGGCGATCTGGTCTGGTGTAAGGGATGTTTGCTCGCGAAGGTCGCGCTCAATCTGCGATCGCTTTTCGCTATTGATGTGCGGATTCGCCGGGATGTAGACCCGCTCACCTCGGTATGACTCACGCACCCGCTCTACCGGCACACCAGCCAGCGCGCAGTCGTACACGTACTGCACAAAATCGGGATCATCACCCATGCAACGGGATCGGCTGACGCTACTGAGTCGGTCCATTGTGGTCACCATGTTCGGCTGAATGTGGGCTTGCGGGGTGTGGGCTTGGCGGGTGTTGCTGATGGCTTGGCGGGAGACGCCGAAGCGGCCTCCACCACAGCTGGCTGGGTGGCGGTTTTGATGGGTTCGCGGTGGTCGTATTCGGGCAGGGGTTGCACGTTGCTGAATAGGTCGTCTGCAGGCTGCACGGCAGCTTCCACCTGGTCCCACCACTTGGCCTTGCTGGGATGTAGCAGCCCGAGGCGTTCTTCGATCCAAATGACGTAGGCGGCGCAGTCCTTGACTTCGTTTCGCGCGCGCACCTTGGACCAGCGGGTTTCTGTACCGCTGGCGGTACGGCGGATGGCGCGTACTTCCGAGGCCATCTGCTTGTACCACTCGTCCGACAGGGCGCGGGCAAGATGCACGTAGCCGGGGCCGGGTGTGGTGACATCGAGGCGGGACTGCAGGCGATCTTTGGCCAGGTTGGTGCCGACGTTCCACAGAGTTGGGCCGCGCTTTTCGATCTTCCCGTTCCAGCGGAATGCGACCTTGCTATTGCTTTGGTCGATAGATCGCTCGCGACCGCTGTAGCCTTTGATTGCATGCACGCGCAGGTGGCGAAGTTTGTGGGCGAATGCGTAGACGGCGTCGGCGTGGTGTCCGCCAGAGTCGATGGCCCAGCCATACACGCGTTGCGGGATGCCGGAGACGTGCGGGTATTCTGTCGTGCGCACGAAGTTTTCGACTTCATCCCAGAACGATTGCAGCGCGGGGTTGCCAAAGATCACCAGGTGATCGATCGTCCACATTTCGCCGCCACGCCCAAGGCCCCAGATCGCAACCTCGACGCGGTTGTCCTGGGTGTCGATGGATGCCAGCAGCAGCAGGCATCCGCGTGGCATCAGGCGCAGGGGGAATGGCTCTGCACGCTGCTGCAGTTCGCTGGCGTCGGTGCGCTCGATCTCCCCTTCCCAGCACTCGCCCAAGGTCGTGTTGTGGAAGGCCTGCATCTTGGTGGCGTCGCCTTCCTGCATTGCGGCATGTGCGGCCATGAAGTCGGCGACAATCTGCGACCACGCCACGACGGGGCTGTAGGCTGTCCAGACATGCAGGGCGACATGCTTTGGCGTAGGGGCTGGTGTGCCATCTGGCAGCGTGAATTCACCGTTTGGATGCAGCCACAGCTCGCCGTCTTCGCTGCCGAACACGCCTTGCTCGGCGACGTTGAGGTAGTCAGCTTGGCTGGCCAGCGTGCCGCAGTGCGGGCACAGGTGCATGACGGTTGACGCGTCATCGTTGAACCACTTGAACCCGTGCGGCACGTCTTTCCCGCCCCACGTCAGCGCGTGGCGCTGGCCACAGTGCGGGCACGGCGCTTGAAACGTCATCCGCACGTCGGACAGGGCAAAGCGGCCATCGATCAACGAGAAACCCTTGAGCTTTGGCGTACTGCCGAGCACGCGCTTCGGGAACGTCGCGCCCTCGGTTCGCTTGAACGCCAGGGTGATCGGGTCACCCTCTTTCTCGACGTCGTTGTCCATCGCGTCGACTTCGTCAAGCAGGGCGTTGTCGATGCTGATGCGCCGAAAGTTCTTTGCGGCTTTCGCGCCCTTGATGCGCAACAGCGAGCCGAGAAAACGCTTGCTTTCGAGGGTGTTGTCCTTGTGGCGGCTCAGGTACTGCGGGAACACGTCACGCATCACCGTGATGTCGCGCAGCATCGGTTCCAGCTCAGACTTTACGAAGTCGACGGCGTCGTCGTCGGTGGGCTGCCAGACACACTGGTTGCGGCGGGTGTGGTGCGCGCTGTAGCCAACGAACGCCAGCAGGATCTTGGTGTACCCGATGCGCGCCGACTTCTTGAGGTTGACTTCCTCAACATCGTCGTTGGAAAGCAGCGACATGATGGCGCGCTGAAACGGCCACGGGTTCCAGCGTTGCTCGACGTAGCTGGATTCGGCGGACAAGTAGAAGTACTCACGCGCCCAGGCATCCAGCGTCATCGGCGGACGCATGGCCCATGCCGACAGACCACGCCGCGTTGCCGAGGCCACAGACGGCAGGTAGTCGCTGGCGTCGATTGGATGTGCGTCGGCAGCGGTGTCGAAGGTCATGCGGCCTCCGCGTCGGCATCGATGGCGCTGGTGTCATCGTCCGGCGATGCCTGGTCGCCATCCTCGATCACCGTGAGCGACATGGCAGCCACTTGGCCCAACGCCTTGCCAATGATCTGGTCGACGGCCTGCAGGTCTGCGGCGTTCAGCGAAGGGAACCGTCTGCGCAGCTCGCCTTTGATCGTGGCGAGTATCCGCTGGGCTTTGGTGCCGGTTGTCGCCAGAACCTGCTCCAGCAGCGCCACGGGAGCCAGCTCTTTGCGTGAGACGGCGTTCTGCATCTCGATCTTCTCAGCCTGCGCACGCGCCAGCCGAGCGCGTTCAGCGGTCAACGCGCCAGCGGCATCGCCGCCACGCCCCGCAGCCTGCAGCCGCAGGTTGTCGCAATACGCCAGCAGCCAGCTTCCAACGGTGTCCCCGTCGACCAAAACACCGCGACTGATCAGATCAGAAACGGCTGGCTGTGATATGCCAACCAGCAAACCGAAGTCCTTTTGTGTCATTTTCTCTTGAGGATCAATCACATAACCCCCTTAGAAAACCCCGTGACTAGCGGAAAAATGCGGCCATGCAACCCGTATTCGACACCCCTCAGGGAGGACCCGCCGCCCGACTGAACCCGCAATCCGTCGTGATGCCAACCTAGGCTTTGAGGTTGGGACAGGTTGGCATCAAGGTTGGCATCAGGTTGGAAACACCTGCTTGAGGTTGGCATCTTAGAAGGGGCAATCAGCACTTGCAGCATGTTCTTGCTTTGATGTCCTAGATACTCGCAGTCTCGGTGCAGCGCGAAGTGATGGCCCCACGACCCAAGCCTCGTTTTGACGTACTCTACGAACAGGTTTGTTTGCGTCATGGCTTTGCCTCCCATCCAGCGATAAGCCGTGAAACCTGCAGCTCAATCTTTCTGTATTCATTTTTTGCTATGACGATCAGCGTTACATCTGGATGGTATTTTGCCATCCTCTTGATCTTCGTCGCGCTTCGGTCGTCCATCCAGCCCTTTACCTCGTGATATGCGACCTTTCCGCAAACCTCCACAACCTCAAAATCAGGCAGGTAGCTGACGCATCCTCGCTTGATCCCGTCGAACCAAAATGTTTTTGGTTCGTGCCTCCAGCTTGCAATTTCTCCACGCTCTCTTAGCCATTCGAGATACCGCGCATAATTTGCTTCCCATCGCGAGCGGTAGAACTTCGTTATACCTCCAATCTCCCTCCAGCCAGCCTTCCACGTCGCATTCATGCGCATTGGTAACTGTGTTCCATTTCGTTCTCTTGTTGCCATAGCCTTAACCGTCCTAGCATGCCATTCCTCTTCGGTCTTTTTCTTTGCTGCGGCAATGGATTTTTGAGATATCAACGCTTTTGTTTCATCAGAGTGTTTTAACCCTGTTGAGCCTTTTGGATGTCCGTTTTTACGTATCCAATCCTTTGTTCTCTCACTTAATAGAGCCTTCTGCTCAGTTGTCTTGCGCAGCTTGCCTTGAGCATGAAGGTTTTTCATCACAACAGACTGATCTGGCCTTTTTCTTCCTCGCATTATTTCAGAGTGCTTTTCGTTCTTTTCCTTCCATGCATCGCTCGTTCCCCTTGCCTTTAGCCTAAGCCGCGACGCTTTTGCTCTTATCTGAGCGTCACTCATGCCAATCTGTTCGGCGCACCATCTGCGACCTTTTTGATGGTACATTTTGGCCAGAAACTCTACTTGATCTGCGCTCCACTTCATGTCGCGCTCCAAAAGCAGTGATTTAGCGACGGCGGCCACGGCAGCTCAATTTGCATGCTCTGCCTCCGTCGCGCGAACGTCGTTGATCATGGTTTGCAGGTCTGCGAACGAATCGTAGTGCCCGACGTGCCAAAATTGCGGTCGTGGCCTGAGCTGCGCGTGGCCGATCCGCAGGCATGGCGGCTTGGCGTTTTTATCGATGTAGACAGGCCTAGCGATGTATCCATCGATCGATTTCAGCCTCTCCCATACTTTTACGATCTCGCGATACTCAATCATTGCGCTCTCCGATCAGTTGGTTTTGATATTGCAACAGCAGCGCGTCGCAGTCGGTTCCGCTCAACTGCCTGCAGACTCGTTCGCGGAATGATGACGGCGACCGCGCGAACGACGGCCCGCGCTCGAACTCGTATGTTTGCGCGTCTTTCCATCGGTCCATGACGCCTCGGTGATGCCACGCGCACAGCCCTATAGTGTGATCGTGTCCAAGGTTCGGCGCCCCATGCTTTCCGCCGATGTTGAGGTGATGAATCTCGCACGGCTCGCGATAGTGCCCGTTCAACCGGCACGCAATGCAGCCTATGTCGTGGATTTTCGCAAACCGTGCGCCATCAGCTGCGCTTGGTGATCCGATGGCGCGTTTCATTTTCTATCCTCTCCGATGATTTTTACGACTCGCATCCGCGCGGCGATCCCGCGCAGGTAGGTTTCCGCCTCATGCCTGTGATGCTCAGGAACATCCAGCAGCGCGGCAGGCCATTGTCTAGGCTCGACCCGACGATGTATCCACGACGCGAAGCAAAGCGCGTTCGCGCCGCTCGGAATGCCTGCGAACCGGTCAGCCTTCTGCGTCATGCTTTTCTGCCATCACGCGGCATAGGTCCGGGTCGTCGCACAGCACGACGCCGTTGCCAATCCAGCAATCGCACAAGCGCGGCTCTGGATTCGCGGCAAATAGGTCTGACTGCTCTGCCATGAACTGATCATATCGCTTTTGTTCGGTAGCGGTTTGCATCTCCTATCCCTATTTCATCCTTTTCGATGTATCCGAGCGACAAAAGGCGTCCTATTGATCTAACAACCGTTGCCCTGTGGAATCCTGTTGCCTTTGAAAGCGCTCCAAATCCAATTTCAACGTATCCATCATGTCCGATCTGGTCGAGTATCAACCACAAGACTGCACTGTCTGCAATTGTAAGTCTGTGATCTTTTGCTGCTTTGCCAATAATTTCCCACGCAGCAATCAGTTCCCATTTGCCAAGTTCTGTTGTTCTCGATTTCATTGTTCGCTCTCCTTTAGCATTCGTTCGGCCCTGGTACGTACACGCCACCTTGCGCAGCCATGTCGCGACAGAACTCGACAAAGGACCAAAATGACCGCGTATCGAGAACGTCTCGCTTGCCAATGTCGTTTGTCGTTGTCGTGCGCACCGGTCTGCTGATCGACTTCCCGACCAGTTCGGCCTTGCGCCATCCGAAATACTCACCGCATAGCAATTCGTGCCAGTCGTCAGACGTGCCGCCTTTCTCGCGGACGATGGTCGGCAGCACCACGCCGAAATGGTATGCGTTTGCCGGACACGAACGCGGTCGCCGGTATTGGCTTATTTCAATCTTCCAAGATGACGTATCAGACAGCGAAGCAATGAACTTCGACAGCTCTGCCGAAACACGCTCGCGTCGAGTGTCGCCCGCGTGCAGGATGAATGTCGTGCTCATGCCGCAAGCCTGATGACGGTAAATGGCTTGTCACGGCTGCACGTTGCACGGAACATCGGCGATTCAACGATTTCGCCAGCTTCCATCATTTCTGCATAGACCTGCTTGATCCATTGCGTTTTGATAATCGGGTTGATCCCCTCAAGCGCAGCGCAGCTTCTCACCGGATCAGACAACTCAAAAAACGACTGCGCAGGCCCGAACTTCGTCAGATTGTTGATGATTGCAGCGCGAATCCCTGCTCTCTGTTTCTCGTTCATTTTCGCACCCCAAACGGTTGAAATGGTGATTTTGTTTGCGCTTTGATTTCGCGACGCGTCTTTGTGTGCCCGTCCCAATCAAGCGCCTGCATGTGCGAAAACCGCTCAAGCAACCGAACGACTCCGCCTGAAGGCATGTTGCGGCCCTTTCCGATGATGAGCTCAATACAGTGATCCTTTTCGTGATTCGGATCGTCCAAGTGATAGTAATCCTCGCGGTGCGCCAGCATGATCACGTCTGCGTCTTGTTCGATTTCACCTGATCCACGCAGGTCAGCCATCGTCGGTCGCTTGTCTGTTCGCTGAGTGTTTCCGCGATTTAGCTGCGCAAGCGCGACAACCGGGACACTGAGCCGCTTCGACAGCGATTTCAGGCCCGCGCTGATTTCGCCAAGCTCCGACACGTCGTTTTTTCGCGGCCTCCCCATGATGTGCATGTGGTCAACAACGATCAGCGACAGCGGCGCCCTCAAATGCTCTCGCTCGGCGCGAGCCGATAGTTGCTGAATCGTGATTGCTGGCGTTTCGTCAATCAGCATCTGCGACTTCGCGAGTTCAGCTACGGTTGACGACATCCGCGCCGAATCGCTGTCATCGTGGTTTTTCGTCGGATTGCGCAGGAAGTCCCACGACACGCCGCCGCGCGACGCAATCGAACGCTGCAGCATTTCGCTTGCTGGCATTTCAAGCGAGAACATCAGCGCGCGCTTGCCACTCATGGCCGTGAATGACCAAAGGTTTTCACCGAGCACGGATTTTCCGGCACCGGGTCGCCCGGCGATCACGTAAAGGCGGCCAGGATCAAGCCCATACGTGAGCGCGTTGATTTCAGTCCACGGCGTCGGCAGTCCTGTCATTGTCTCGCCTGACTGCGCGCGGCGCTGGAACTCGGCAAACCAGCCCTTGAGCGCCGACTTTGCCGACATCGGCCCGGATCGCTGCGTTGAGGCGGTGATTTCGTTGATTTTCGACACTGCCGCAATCGATGCGGCGTCCAAGTCGGCATCTCCGCGCATGTCTGACGCCAGCGCAGACGCAACGCGCGCCACGCTGCTGCGCTTCCACGCCTGTAGCAATATCTCGGCATAGGCTACGACGTTCGATGCGCTTGGAGTGTCTCCTGCGAGCTGCAAAATCTCATGATCCAGCCAGCCTTCCGGCGACCGCTCTGCAACGGTGATCACGTCAACCGGATCGCCTTTGCTGTGCATGTCTCTGATCAGGCGGTAAAGCGCGGCCTCGCGTTCCTCGCCAAACGCCTCAGCGGGTAGCCAGTCGATCAGCGCGCACTTGCTCGCGTCGATCATCAGGCCACCGAGTACGCAATGTGCTGCGCTCATTTCGGAACCTTCGGCTTCGTCGTGGTTTGCTTCGCGTCCGCGTCGCGCCTGTTCTCAGCCCTTGCGCAGGCCGCGAATGCTTTCCACGGGTGTCCAGCTTTCGGCTTGCGGATGTGCGGATGTCCCTTAGGCTTTTTCTGGTCTGTCATGTCGCCACCCGCTCAGGCATCCACCGGCAACCGGCGCATAGCCAGTTCTCGGCGACAGGGACAGGTACGGTGCTCGGATGCGAGTCGTAGGCAGCGCAGCGGTCGGTGAACCACCGACGCTGCCAGCGAAGGCGCGGTTTCAGGTCGGTCGCTCGGTGGCCGTTTCGATACCACCAGCCCTCCGCGCGCTCGGGTCGGTTGTGGCATGGCGGGACGCGGTTTGAGTTGGAGCCGCTCATGCTGATCCGCCTACCTGCATTTTTTGCAGGTGCTCCGCAATCTCACGCATCATCGGCGCGGTTTGCTCGGTCAGCAGACGCCCCCATTCGCCAAATGGGCCAAAGCCGCCGAAGTACGAGATGGCAGCGCCAACTTGCTCAAGCTCGACGGATAGCAGTCGCATTCGTGCTGGCAGGTCGTGCAGTTCGATGCGGCTCATGCAATTCCCCTTTCGCGCTCACGGCGCTCAATGTGTTCTAGCCGCTGGCGGTAGTAGTCGATGCGCTGTTGCCCGACTTTTTGGCCGTAGGCTGGCGCATCCTTGATTGCAGTTTCGAGCGCGATGCGTGCGACGGAGGCGGTTTCGCGCGGGTCTGGTAGCTGGATTGCTTGCTGCTTCATCGATTGGCCTCCGATGCTCTGTCAAAAATCCGCGTCATCACCTCAGCGCGGGTCAGGTACTCGAAATCCGGTCGCCAGTTTGCGTGCGTTCCGGTGCCGACCGTCCGACCTGCGCAGAAGTCGTCCGCTTGGCATGCCTCGAAGTACGACAGCCAGAACTCGTCAGGTATGCGAGTCGTGCCGAACATCGTCCGGCAAATCTCGCGAGCTGTCGGCAGACATCGACGGACCTGCCTTCGCCGAACGTCGTTGACCAGTGCCACTTTCGGCAATCCGACCATCGTCGCGTTGTAACCCTCGACCGCGAACCTTGTCAGCTCTGCAACGCGCTCGGCTTCCTTGGTATCGGTCGTCGGTCTTCTTCTCTTCTCTTCTCTTCT